TGATAAACCCAAATATTATAAAAGAGATAAAAGTTTAGATATTATTAGAAATAATAATGACGAATATGAAGTAGTATTACCTTATCAGAGGTATATAAAAAAAACTAAATAATTTTTTTACACCTTTGCACATTTAAAATGCTGATTTTATTCTTTATAATTCTTGTATTTTCTTATTTTATTTTTCTTAATATAATCTTTTTGTCTATTATATGTTCCGTTTAATATTCTCTTATAATAGTCATCAGGTATAGTTTTTATTGTTTCTTTAATATTATTATTTAAGTCATCATATAATAGTCCTTTTTTCTTTTGTAATTTAGATTTTAGAAGACTAAAAAACATTTCAATACTATTTGTATAATGTTGATATGGTACTGAATAAATCAGTTTGTTATTTTTATTTATTAATTCTTTAACTCTTTCGTTTCTATGAGAACTCGCATTATCTAAAATAATAACCTTATTTTTATATTTACTTGTAATAAACTTTTCTAAAAAGTCTAATAATCTATCACTATCAATACCGCCTTTATTATATAATTCATAACCTTCTACGCCATTTATTGATATAGCAAAAACACCTGTATATTTTTTGAAAACTTCTTGTGAATTAGTTTTAATTACGCATCTTTTACCTACTTCGTTATAGCAATGATGTCTTAATTGTAATGAGTTTATACTTGTCTCATCAATGCAAATAACATCATCAATATTATATTTTTTAATTTCATTATAAAAATCTTTTATTTTTTCTTTAATATTAATATCCTTACCAAATCGCTTAATAGGTTCGTGTCTAATTTTAGTTAATTTTAATGATATATAATTTTCTTTAATTATTCTACTAATATGTCTTCTCGTGATATTTAATTTAGAATATTTATTTTTTAATTTAGTCAGTAAATCTTCTATTGTAATAGTCTTATTGTTTTTAAGTTCTTCTAATATAAACTTAATATGTTCTTTTTTAATTTTATATGATATAGGTTCTCTATTATGTCGTTTAATTTCTTTTTCTTCTTTATATCTTTTAGTCCATCTCAATAAACTTCTTACAGAACACTTAAATATTCTACAAGTGTTCTCTTGTGTATCTTTATTTTCTAAAAAATATTTTACTGCGGATAATTTATAATCTTCGCTTTTATGTTTAGTCATAAAATTATTTAAAGTTATGCGTCTTATATTATAATGATAAGATAATATGACTGATATGGTTAATATTGAGATGTATAATAATTTAATGATTGAAAATGAATTGTTAAAGAAAAAAAATATAGAATTAGAAGAAAAGTTAAAAGCATATACCAATACAGAAAGGAATAAAAGGTATTATGAAAAAAATAGTGAAAAGGTAAAAGAGAAGGCAAAAACATATATGGAAAGAATGAAAACAGAAAATCCAGAGAAATTAAAGGAATGGCGACATACTGCTTATGTGAATAGAAAGGCAAAGTTGGAACAGAGTTAATAGTTATATTTTCTAAATTTTTGCTGTAATATTTTTACACATTTATTTATTTTGTTCCAATCATTCTCCCATATAACTACTAAGTTATATCCTAAATCTTTCAAAATCCCTTCTTTTTTTAATGTTTTTTCATATAACTCCTTGTATGTACATTTTGTTATTGTATTTATATCATCGTCTTTATAAATATTTGGATTGCCGTGCCAGAAATCTCCATGAAATTCATATATTGTATTATTTTCTTTGCAAAAACCATCTGCTTTATATTTAGTTTTTGGTATTAAATATTCTCCATAATTTTCTGCGTGTTGAATATCTATATTATAATATTTAGAAAGAAAGTTCAACCATCTAATTTGAGGTTTAGAATAACCATTATTAGCACATCTTGGACAACCTTGTCCCGATTGATAATGTCCTCCTGCTATTTGTTGAAATACGCCATGTTTCTTACATATAATTTTAACCTTTTCACCACTATTAATATAAACACTTTGAGAATAGTCATATAAATCTCCGTGTATTTTCTTACTTCTTTCTATAAAATCCTCTGTGGTTAATTTAGCAACACCAGCACATTTTTGACATCCACTACCTGAAAAATAATGTCCTATTGGTGTTTGTAAAAAATCTCCATGAATTTTACAACCTATAATAACATTTTCACTACATTTTGTATAATATACTTTAGAGTAGTCATATAAATCTCCATGAACTAATTTAGATTTTTCTATAAATTCTTCTGTTGTAAGTGTTTGTCTTTTACTAATTGTATTATAATAACATTTTTGACAACCGCGACCATTTAAATGTGAATTAGGATTTTGTAAAAATTCACCATGTTCTTTACAATTGATTTTAACCTTTTCATTAGAAAGATTATATACAACATTTGAATAGTCATATAAATCCCCATGAACTAATTTAGATTTTTCTATAAATTCTTCTGTTGTTAAAGTGCAATGTCCCACACATGTAGGACAACCGCTTCCATTTAAATGGTCGTTTGCTCTTTGAATAAATTCTCCATGTTCTTTACAATTAATTATAACCTTTTCACTAGAAAGATTATAAATAACATTAGAATAATCATATATATCTCCGTGAACTAATTTAGATTTTTCTATAAAATCTTCTGTTGTTATATTTTTATTAGCACATTTAGGACAACCTGCTTTATTCCAATAATGATAGACAGGTTTTTGTAAAAAATCGCCGTGTGTTTTACAAATAATTGAAACCTCTTTCCTACTATTTTTATAATCTACTTTTGAATAGTCATATAAATCTCCATGAACTAATTTAGATTTTTCTATAAATTCTTCTGTTGTTAATGTATAATGTCCTGTACATTTAGGACAACAACTGCCGCGATTTAAATGATGATATGGTTTTTGTTGAAATTCGCCATGTTCTTTGCAAATAATTATTATTTTTGTATTAGCGCCAATATAATCTACTTTTGAATAATCATATTTATCGCCATGTTTTTCTCTACATTTTTTTATAAATTCATCTAAAGGTGTTTTTCTTTTATTACCATTTAAAACATTACCACATTTAGAACAACCTATTCCTTTTAAATGTGATTTAGGTATTATTGAAATATCACCATGTATTTTACAACATATTGTGATAATACTATTAAAATTTTTATAATTCATTTTTGAGTAATCATATAAATCTCCAAATTTTTCATTACATTTATCCAAAAATTCACTTTCAGTAATTTTTGCTGTTCCTGCACACTTACCACATCCAGCACCTTTTAAATGTAATTTAGGTGTTTGTTGAAATTCTCCGTGTTCTTGACAAATTATAGTTGTTTTAGTAATACTATTAATATAATTTACCTTTGAGTAATCATATAAATTACCATGTATTTTTATGCTTTTTTCTACAAAGTCTGTTGTATTTGATTTACTTGTTCCACCGCATTTACAACAACCATAACCACCATATAGATGATTATTTGGTGTTTGTTGAAACTCACCATGCTGTTGGCAAATTATAATTACCTTTGTTCCACTATTCTTATAATCTACTTTCGAATAATCATACTTATCTCCGTGTATTAATTTAGATTTTTCTATAAATAATTCGGTCATTATAATCTTATATTATACTATTAATATTATTATATATCTTTTTTTCAATATTCAGTATGAAACTATTTAAAGATTAAAATATATACTATATATAGATAATGTAAATGTCTAAAAAGAAGAAGGAAGATACCTCAAAAGAGGAATTTGAAAAATTTGACTATATGAAAACTATTAAAAATAACATCAATAATGTTCTTAAAGATAAAGCAGTCTTACCTAGCATTAATGATTTAGTCATTAGAACCAATAAGATTGTTATTCATTCATGTAATTTTATTAAGTTGTATTGTATTTATCTTTATAAAAATGATTTAGAGTTTCCTTTAATTGATAAAAACTTTATTTGTGATGTTTTTAAGGTTATTACTAAAAGAAAAGATAGAAGAGGTGCAACGCCTGAAAAAGATTATAGCGAATTGTTAAAGAACCTTTATAAGTTTTATAATGAACACTATATAACTACCGTATACGATAATGAAATAATCTATTATGATAAATTAAGTTATATTTTAGCATACGAAGCAATTGATATTGAAAAAAATATAAATAATAACATACAAGAGCATTTTATTACACATCTTAATCAATTTGTAAATTACTCTTTTAATTTACAAGAACAAAAAGATGATATTAAAAAGATAAAGGATAAGGATGTAAGAAAAGAAAGGTATAAATCATTAACGAATGAATTCAAAAAGGTTAAAGATGACCTTGTATCACTAAGAAATGACTTAAATGCTGATGAAAAATATCATAACTGGATTGAAGAACATAAAATACATATTGTACCTAATAAAACTAATTTTGATAAAGATAATATATATTATGACTTACATTCTAATACAAAAGATTATTTAAAGTCATTTATTTATATAAATATTCAACTTGAAAAACTTAATGATAAACTATTAGAAAGTATTTGTACAGAAGATATTGATAAGGTTAAACAAATTAAATTATTTAATATTTTACCATTAAGAAGTAATATTATTCCTAAAAATATATGTATTGATACTTGTGCTTTAATTAGTAATTTTTTAGGTGATGAAAGTACATCAATTCACTTAAAAAATTATAAAAAAGAAGATAATCAATTTAAATTATGGAATAGATTTTTAAAGTTAGATAATAAAATGTTCAAAAAGAATAATTATGAGTTTAATTATATGATTAAAACTGATGGTATTTCTGTTGGTATTTTATTTATTAGAACAGACAATCAAGGGATGCCTTTAAAATATTATAATCCTAATAATAAACCAACAGAGAATACAAAATATATAGAAAAAGAGATTATTACCGATGAATTAAGAAGTAAAAAAATAGTATGTGTAGATCCGGGTTGTAGTGATTTAATTTATTGTGGTTGCAAAGATAATGATGGTAATTTAGAAACATTTAGATATACTCAAAATCAAAGAAGATTAGAGACAAGAACAAAAAAATATAATAAAATTATTGAAGAAGTTAATAATACAACCTTTATAAATGGTAAGAATATTAAAGAAATTAAGAGCGTTTTAAGTTATCATAATAAAAGAACTTGTAATTATGAAAAGTTCAAGAATTACTTGATTGAAAAAAATAAATTGAACCTATTGTTATTTTCTCATTATGAAAAGACTTTTTTTAGAAAGTTCAAATTAAACAGGTATATCAATACACAAAAAAGTGAGAGTAAAATGATAAAGAACTTTACTAAAAAGTTTGGAGAACCGAATGATGTATTGTTTATAATGGGCGATTATGATAAAGGTAGTAGTAATATAGGTGGGTTAGAACCTACAATTTGTAAAAAGTTTAGAAGAATATTTAAGAATGCTGGATTTAGAACCTATTTAGTAAATGAGTTTAGGACATCTAAATTATGTAATTGTTGCAATTGTGAAATATCACCATTTATGATAAGACAAAGTCATAAACCAAATGATATCAAAGTTAATAAAAAAATAACTATTAATGGATTACTTTCTCATCAAGAGGATAAGCAGAAATGCGAGATAATTCATAATAGAGATAAGAACGCCGTTCAAAATATGTTAAATATTGTAAAGAGTATATTTACAATAGGAAGAAGACCCGACATATTTACGAGAATTCATACATAGTCCACGCTATGTAATAACCAAATTTTTACTAATTTGAATATTTTTTTTGCTGTTAAATCGGCATTTTAAATGTCCAAAGGTGTAAAATGTTCTATTGTTTCTAAGAAAAATCCTTGACTACCCATAATTGACCCAGGGCGCATTATTCTAATGTATGCGATAGCTTCGTTTGGTGTAAAATTTAATTTTAATATTAGCCATATACATAT